TTGTACACAGTAGTTGACTGTTCTTGTCAACTATTGATCACGTGCCCTTGGTCTCTCAGAAGCTGCTCCACGTAGTCACAAGACTCTACGTCAATATCATAGATTTCAGAATCTGATAATATAGAAACCATCATTTGCCATACTGAGTCACTAAAATTCATAATATACCTTGTTGTAATTGTGGATAATACTTAGATAACCATTCAAGGTTATTTCTATTCGGATTTGGTTCATACCATCCGTCTTTACCGTAGATATTAGATATAGACTGAAAGTATTCCTCGTACATCGGCGCGACTTTCTCTAGGCTGTAGTTCTTACCCCAAGCTCGACAAGCCCATGGATCGATGTTACCAATGTTCTTTGTCGCCCACACGAACTGCTCGAAGGTCTTGCATCGATAACCAGTCTTTCCGTGTAGGTTGTTCTCGGTGAAGCAACCCCAGTCTGTGGTGATCGTAGGTGTACCTGACAGCAGCATCTCTACCTGTACACCCCCGAAGGGTTCGATGTATAAACTGGGGACGAATCCACCACGGGCTCGACTCATGAGGGTCTTCCGCTTGGCGATGTCGGCGTAACCAACACACTCTACGTGATCAGGTGTCTTATCGTAACCCATGTCCTGGATGTTACCCTGACCGGCGATCACGAGCTTGACACCTGCTTCTCGTGTAGCTTGAATCGCTACGTCAACGCCCTTGTTGTTAAAGATGCGCCCCAGGTAGAGGAAGTAGTCTTCCTTCTCTTCTGGTTTGCACTCAAAGTTGGAGACGTCAAAGTAATTGGGGATGACGCAGTCGTACCAACTAGGATTACCTGAACCACTGACGCCGTGTAGACCATAGTAAGCGTGATAGATCGCGTAACTTTCGAATACCTTGTAAGGAGCAAAGTGCCCTCCTGAGTACCCGATACCAGGTTCAACCACGATCATGTCAAGATGAGCATCTGCAATCGCTTTGTGACCATAACCCCAGAAACAAAGCAGGAAATCGCCAGGTTGCTTACGTTTACCAACCTCACGGATGGTGTTCGCATAGAAGGTCTTGTAGGCGTGATCGTCAAGCGCAAACTTAAAGAATGTTGAGCGCCAGTCGTATGATCCGTACGCGATCTTAAGATCTTTATTGCCAACTACAGTAACATGTTCATCATAGTAGAGGTCGGAGTCTTCATGACCATAGTGTATTAACTCATGCCCCCGATCCTTCATCATACGAGTGAACTTGACTACCTTTTGAGTGAAGGCACAGCCATTATACTCTTCGCTTGACACTGTGTGGGGTATACCTAATACATGAAAACGCATATCACTCCTTAAGACTATGAATCATTATAACAAAACACTGATCACATGTACAATCTTATGTGTGTACGTGCGAGATGTTAATAGAATCCTTTATAATCACGGTTGATACGATCGAGGTGTGGTGATCGTGATCATTTGTAAATTCTATATCATCAATGATCGTATCATTTGGAATGACGTCAGTAGACGCGGCGTCATTTATAGGGATGTCATCATTTATCTGGACTTCATGATGCTTTGAGATTGGAATGACTACTACCGGCTTCTTTCTCATCTGTGTCTGATTGACTGCTATAAACATCAGGACTGCAAGAGGATCAAACACTGTAACGATCATGAGGATAATGATACGAACTGCCTTCTCTAGCACGCCACCATCTAGGGTATCACCATAAATCAGGGCTGCAATGTACTTGATAGGACCTACTTCGACTTCAACCTTTCGAAGCTCAGCCGCGATGGGTGCCTTCTCTTTGGACAGTCTACCTACTTCCTTCTGTGCGGTCGCAATCTCATCATTAATACGCGCCCTTTCCTTAGACTGAGCGCGTCTCAAATTAGTAGAAGTAGTGGCTCCATTGGCATCAGTGGTACGACTAAGAGCCGCATCTACCTGTGAATCCATCTGAGCTAGCGCCTTACGTGATGACTCGATGTTATCACGTTGTGTCTTGACCTGTTCGTCTATCAGTGCTATCTTATCCGCCACGTCTCCCGACGATACACCATGTTCTAAGTGTGCTTTAGACAATGCGCCAAAGATACCCATTGATGTAAGCATCATGAGGATAATGATTGCGCTCACGAAGTAGTACTTCATGACCTTCGGTGTCTCACTCCAGTTCCTATAGAGCCAGGAAGTGACGACTATCTTAGAGACTTCTAAGATGCTTCCCATCACAGCCATGGATATGGCTGCGCCAGAGAAAATGGCGATCAAGCCGAGGATGGAATAGAAGGCCGCTACAGCTGAGAGTGCTATAGCGCACAACAGTAACATGAGTGTCATAGCATCAGGTTTTTAACGTGGTTTCGATGTATCTTTCCTCCGACGAACCCATTGTACCACTCATTGGGCTTTAGGAGCACATCATTCATGATCTGTTCCTTCATCTCAAGATAGTTGCAATCTCCCTTAGAGACGCATAGATGAAGTATCTCACGTGTAAAGTTAGACTCGCCGAGTTTTGCCACGTCGAGTTGTAACTCTAAAGAAGAGGACCAATAGGTTGGCCAATCAGATGGCACCTTTACTTTCTTCTTCTTACCCTTCACCAGTTTAGTCCTGCTAAACCAAAACAACTTCTTGCCAATATAGTGTCGGGCTTGTGATACATTTGTGATCTTGTATACAAACCCAACGTAGCTTCCTATCTGTGATTCAGTGAATACTTCATTATGATAAAGCCACATAAACACTCCGTGTTGTACGGAGTTATTTATGGTTCAGGCTATCTTCTGTAGCAGTTGCTTTAGTTGCCTGAATCGTACCACTAAGTAGTAGAGTTTTAGGATCTTTGGACGATCATTCGTCATCTTCATACTCCTCTGTGTCAGAGATGTCAGCACCACAGACTGGACAACAAACAATAGCATCAACGTCCTGTTCTGTACCCTTAAGCGTTATCTTTCCATACGAATTACACTCGGCACATTCAAATAATCTAGATGGCATCTTCTTTTCCTTGTTACCAACGACTCATGTCACCCTTCGCAGTCCGCATCGATGAGAGTTGAGCGGGTAGCTTGGGTAGAAAATTGGTTCCTGTCTCAGCTTCAATCTCTGAGACAGGAACCACGTACGTAGGAAGCTTCTTTGGATCTAAGTCTTCATTCGGCATCAAGAATGCTAGAGTCTTACTAGCCTTAGGATCAATAATGATCTTATAGATTCGAGTTGGAACCGCGACACCGGCACCAATAGATTTCACGGGGGCATGATAAATCGTACCACTAATGACAAACATTTCTCCATGATTCTTAACTAGAGCACGAGTGTATTGTTCTAAGTTCCTCCAGATACCACGATTGTTTCCCGGTACTTGAGGCATCATGTTAGTAAGAAGAAATGATTCACTCATTGCCTTGGTGTCATATGTAAAGTTACCTGCCGGTGCAATGTGTCCACGATCATATCCACTAGAAACATAATCATGTAGCGTGGCACGATGTGCTACAGGAATCTCTGTGTCTTCACGGAAGTCATCCTTACGAGATGCAGACCCTCCAAGATGATTAGCCGTGATACGCTCTACAACGAAGTAGGGCACCTTGGTAGCATAGTTGTAGTTAACTGCATAGCCCATCCTACACAGATACTGGTTGTTACCCTCATGTTTAATCTGTGGAGCACCCGCTAACACGTGCTGGGGACAATGATCATCTATTGGATTTGCCGCCACCAAGAAGGGTAGTAGGGCTAAAACGTATAGTAGTTTTTTCACCAGTGTCTCCATGTATTAAGTATGATGTGGAAGCATGTGACCATCTCGACTAGTCTCATGCACCACCATATCAAGGAGCTGTGCTTCTCGATTTGTTTCTGCATACGGGGATTCAGAACGTTATCTCACACGTGCCACCTGCACACGCGGCCTGCTCAGACAAATTGGTATTGTCATCGCTTTCTAATACATCATTCAAGTTGATCTCATGAAGCGACTTCAACATCTCTTCATAGACTTCCTTAGTGCAATCTTCAAACGGTGCCTGAACATAGGTACCATTGTCATAGGGTAGAACTGCGATGCCAGTATAGTAGTTCTGATTATCCCACATCCACTTACCAACCGACTCCCACTCGTCAGGTTTTACAGAGATTGTGCAACTAACATTATGTTGATTAGGACCTTCACGATAACCAGTAGCTACCCAATCCGTATTTAGTAGCTTTACACGTTCAAGCAAATTGATCGCTGGTTCAGTACGAAGAATAGAACCCTCTGGTGCCGATTGAGGAAACGACATGACAGCCTCGATGTGTGGCTTGAACTTGCAGTTCTCGATCAATTGGGGGAAGTTCTGAACCATGTACTCATAGAGTGCTTCATTCTTACCAACACGCATACGACGAATGTAGTAGTCATTATGCCAAGCATGCACACCAGAACTAGATCCAACTGTCAGGCTTGAGGTACCACTTGGCTTGACGCAGGTTGTGCGTGAAGCGGGATTGATGCCAATCACTGTTGCAACACGAGCATTCTCATCATTAACAATTGCTGCAGCCTGTGCGATGTCTAAGTTTAAGATTTTACCTGAACCAATGCCAGTCATACCTACACCGATCAATGCGTCCTTATCGGTGTTATCCTTCCACTGGGCACGAAGGTAGTGGAAGTCGGTGTAACCAGCCTGAAGCGTACCCAACAGGGCAGCTGCCTTGGCGCGTGCGTTTAAGTCTTCCTGTGACTTAACATCAGAGACATTGATCTCAGTGAGATTACAGAACTGCATCGATTTCAGACTAATCTCACAACATGGATTGGTGCCGATGTCATAGTCGTTGGTCCAGAAGATGCCAGGTTCACCAGCACCTGAGTCCTTTACCTGCTCCCAGATGGAGTTAAAGTCAGACTCGGCAATTGTACCACGTTTGATCACGACTGAATTATTTGACCTGCCGCGCTGTGGATTAAGTTCCCACCACATGCCACTTTTGCATGATAACATGTCTAGATCGTCTTCACTGAAGAGCGAGATGAGTGCCGCCCGTCTAATACCACCCGTCAACACAGCATCGGCGATTCTACACATCAAGTCGTGACATTCAAGCGTAGTGAGTTGACGGCCTACCGCGTTGTTCATGATAGCTCGAACATGATCTAGACAGATGCGTAGAGGGTCCGGACCCGGTGCCTTACCACCTGAGGTGACGAGCTTGGCGCCCTTCTGGCGAATGTCACGGAAGTCAAACAGCGGATCAGACTTACCCTCAAAATACGCGCGAACCAACACCTTTACTGCGTCTGCCCATCCTTCGATGGAATCACCAATGAGAAAGCGGCGTAGCTTGTTGGTAGGACCTTTGACAACAGGAAGCTGCTCGACGTGATGCTTTTGCACAGAGAACCCAACACCAGATCCACCAAGCAACAGGAACATTGATTCCCAGAACGCTGCAGGTGAGTCTACCGCCACGTAGGCACAGTTGAACATACGGTTGTTGCTTAACTCAATGGGTCGACCGCCGAACTGCATGGATCGCATGGATGGAAGCACCTTCTTTGCGCGTACGAATTCATCGTACACAGCCTTGATCTCGTCTTCTAGTTGTGGGTATTTTCTTACATGCATTTCCTGGTTGCGATCACACAACTCGTTCCAGTTCTCTCGTCGCTGTTTGCTTGGTACGAACTTTGCGTATTTATTGAATACGGTGATGTCGCTTAAAATATTCTGTGATACGTTCATGAGCGGTCCTTGTGTTATTTTGTATGTTGGTTACTATATATGGTTTCCATTAATGGGAAAACTGTCGCGATCACTTTGGCGCATTCAACTGCTATGAGTCGATGTTCCTTTTGTGTTGAACCGTCTGAACGCACTTGGATAAAGTGAACCCAGGACCGTAAGGTTCCATTCATGTAGAGTCGACTTGTGGTACAACCTTCAGGCAGTACCGCGCGGGCTTGTTCCTTAGCGATACCTTTCGACACAGCCCACTCATAGGCATGCAGCGCAGCTTCAATGACTGCCTGCTGCTTATTATCCCATTCCCATTGAAGTTCAAGGTCGTTGACTTCAATGCTATTCTGACGATTTTTTGTGTCTTGAAGACGAGCCTCGCGCAACACAAAGGACAGGTCTTTGGTAGGATCTGCGTATCGTTGGGAGAACTCTTGAAAGGCGAAGCTACGGTGACGTAGCATCTGTCGAGCGATGTCTCGAGTAGTTTCAATCTCTAGACAAAGGGAGACCATCTCTAGCGGACTCCAGTGCTGGTGCTTGATCAAGTAGTTGATCAGTTTATCAGATGAAGCGATGTTCAATTGATTCGATGGGTTTGACACTCTTGCACAGAAGGCGATAAGTTCCTGTACATCGTATAGACCTTCAGAGATTAATTCCTTTGAGGGTTTACTATAAGATATTAGTCGTACTGCAAGAGTGTCTTCCATTGAGTGATGCCTTCATAATGAGTTGAGTTCCATTATATATCATCACTACATCTTAGTACAATCCTACTTCAACAGAGTCTTTAAGTCCATGTAACTTACCAAGTACCCGATGATTGCGGCAGCACCAAGTAGATACCACCTCCACTTCTCAAGTACTAGAACACGGGTGTCTATCTTACTTTGTTCATCTTTAATACTTTTCTCTAATACTTTGATTTGATCTTCCATGCGGGTTTCCATGTGATCGAGCTTGTCAAAGATCTCCTTTGTCTGAGTCGTTATCCTTACTTGTAGGTCCTTCATTTCAAGGTCGCGATTGTCGGCGTTCTTTTCGATGTTATTGATCCTCTCATCATGAACTGCTAGCAGTCGTGATATACTGTTACTAACTTCAGCGATCTTCTCTAGAGAAGTATCGAGCTTAGCAACGACGCTCTTTAATACACCAACTTCTATATCGACAACCATGATGCATTCCGATCACTTGTTGAACAGCGATTGTTGCTGTTTTATCCAAGCCTGGAGCGACTTGAGTTGTTCCGCTACTTCGTAGTAGGTGGTGTAGTTGTCGACGACTGTTGTAGCGACGGTAGAGATTTTAACTTCGGAGGGTCCTTCATTAGATCCTCCGGTGGTTCCGGAAACTTCAGTACCGGTTGCACCTCGATCGTGGACGCGCACGAAACCAGTAGGAACAGCGCACTTGCTGTCATCAACCGTAGTGATGTACTTAGGAACTTCTTTGATAATGACATCGCCCTTCTCCCTCACAACTCGTGTGTTTTTAATATACTTTGTGACTACCTTCATAGACACCCCTGAGGCAGCTACCTGTTTCTTAGCAGACTCCACTTCAGCAGCGGCTACCTTTAACTCCCATGTCTTATTCTGTGCTATGCCACCCTCACTATAGACACCAACCACCAGCATCAGCGCTACGATTGGCATCACCACTTGCTTGAAAGGTATCGGTAGCATACAAGCTACGATACCTACTACACCTACTAATGTAAGTAGGTGAAAGAACCATCCCGGTAGGAAACTAATTAACCACATATTACCCTCTATTGTGTAGCTTAGACATGGTTCGCACGTGTACGCGATCCTTACCCGTAGCCAAACGCTTGATATCTTTTCCCAAGCCTTACGCTACCCCATGTTTTTCATGACTTCGTTCATCCCGTCCAACCTTATGACCGGCATTCCAAGCTTTTTCTTCAGCAGAACCTGGCTTGCATGGACATTTTTCATTACCGGTGTAACCAGCTTCATGTCCTTTGTCCCATGCTTGTTTATTTGCAGTACCTTGTGCCGAGTCTTCTGATACGCGGCCGATCCTACCAGTGCCTGATTCTTCCTTGTGCACAGTTGCGCCAGGAATCTTTCGAGCTACGTTGGAGGCATGTGACTGTGAACTAAATGTCTTCCACTTCTTGCCGCCGATATGAACCGCATGTGGTACGTCTGAAGAGCTAGGACGATTGAAGGAAGCGCGGGGGTTAACTTCATGGCCTAACTCATGTTCTAGTTCACGGTGTTTGAACTCGCGCTTTGAGCGATCGCCTACATTGCCGCGTAAACCACCATAAGCTTCTTTAACACCACGTTTTGCAGAAGCTTCTCTAGCATCTTCAGCTTTGTCTTCATGCTTCGCTGCTAAGTCTTCATGCTTTGCCGCCATCCCGCCTCGACCCTTTGAGTCATGCCACTGCGACAGAGCTTCATGGTGATCAGTCATATGCATGTGATAGCCATAGTTGTCACCCTTGGCGTCGGCGTCGTTCGCCTTTGAAAGGTGTGCTTCAGCCTGAGCGTGAAGGTCTGTACCTTCTTCTAGTTGAACTGCTTTGATATAGTCTGCTAGCGTCTTCATCTCTTTATCCCATCGGTGTTAGTGGTTTGTTTCTGCGTGTCACGTAGTTTGGGAGTCCAATGATTCCCGACACAGGCTTGTTCTTCTTATTTAGTCGGACCACCGGTTTATCAGTAGCTACCGCTGCGCCAGTGACATTAACGATGCCATCTTCGGTGAGTTCTAGTCTTAAGAACTTTTCAACAATGATCTGCTCTTCAACGAGTGTAAAGTTGTTCTCTAGAATACTCAATGTTTGCTGATAGCGTTCCTCTGTTAACTTGCTGTTTGTCTCGTAGGACTCCTTAATTAGATAGTACGCCGCAACGATGCTAGCTAATTGAGTCTTACCACCAGGAAGTTTACCGATCAGACGTTTCATCGTGAACACCAGCTTGTTTAAGTAGGTATAGGAATCACGCTCTTCGCTGGTTGTTAGGTCCTTCATCTTCTTTAGAGGCACACCATTCTTGTCGATGATGCCAAACTTAAACGCAGCGGTGTCTTCAAATGGTGTCACAAGCATATAGAGGATCCTAAATGCAAGCAAATTGTCTATGATTTTTGCCATTAAATCTTCCTTAGCGCCGCTATGACTATGTGATCCAACTGTATATCCGATGACTTTACTGAGTGCTGTTCTATGACTTCCGGCATCCTGTTAATATAGACTAAGAAGGGCACTAATGACGGCCAGTCTTCTCTATCTATCTTAAAGAACAACATGTTCGTTAGGGCATCACCAAATAAATTATAGAGGACAACTACGTGATTGAGTATTAGTCTTTCTCGTAGTTCGCCCTCCTTCTTATATCTATTTAACAACTTCCTGATATAGAGGAACCGCTTCAGGTCTTCTTCAAACTCCTGTATGGTGTGACACTGCGGGTTGTCGTAGTGACGCATTGCATACAGAATAAAGTTATCATCAGTTAGTTTCATCATGAAGGGGCACTAGGCCCCGGTCATTAACTGACGAACGTTAGCGCTACGGCTGTAGAGTTAACCTTAATGGCGCCTGACGTTGAGCTCAATACACAACGATAGAGGTCACCTGTGTTCGCTGCTGTACGACCAGAGAGAACCAATGATGCGCTCGTGGCTGCAGAGACATTGACAAACTTCGTATTTGCTGCCACTGGCGCACGTTGCCATTGATAGGTAACGCTACCGCTGCTAGCAGTCACAGTGATGGAGAACGTTGCCGCACCAGAAGACGTATTCTGAGCAGTTGGTTGAGCGCTGATGGTTAGTGTCACTTCAGCGTCAGCAACTTGAGTATCATCGATGCCGTCACCTGAGGTAGCACTGGCGATATTCATTGTAGCTAAGCATTCTGTAAGGTACCTAGAAGTACCATCTGAAGTCTTCTTCTCAGTAACCCTCCACCAGCCAGGATTACGAATGCCCTTGTTCTTATTGGTAGTAAGAGCAGCTTCTTCAGCGGAGACAAACACCACGTCACGAGCTTGTAAGTAGGTCAAATGCTTAGGTGCTGTTTGCTTAGTGATAGTTTCGCCGCTGGCGATGGTGGTACCTTCGTAGTTGCTGGTGAGTGTAGCAACAGTGTTACTAGTTACGCTGAGCACTTTATACTTAACTGATGCGATGGTAACAAATACTCCATAGTATAGGTCAGTTAAGAACGCGGTGCTAACGCCTGTTAGTGTAGCTGAAGCGTTAGGGATACCAATGGTACCAGCCACTGCCGCTGTGTCTTTATTTCCAAAAATTGCCATTTCTATTTCTCCTTAAACTTTGAGTGCAGCGGTGAAGGCATCGAAGGCCTCTTCGCTGAGTGATTCTGCGAACATATCGAATTGAGTCTCATTCATCGCTAGTAGAGCAGCGAATGACTCTGCAAACTTGTCTTTCTTAGGACGACCGCGGCCGCGCTTAGGCTCAGCAGCTGCGGCACCGGATCCCTTAGAGATACCAGCGGGATCGTATTCTTTAGTATAGATCGCGCCGGTATCGGTGGTCTTGACACGGTGTTGAGTACGGGTGATGCGACCGGTCTCAGGTTTTGCTGATACAGCATGTTTTGGATCAGGCCAATAGGCTTCGCGCATATACTTATCTCCAACTTTTTTCTGACCTACCATTGCCTGTGCAGCCTTGTGCATGTTACCTTTAGACTTGATGAACTCGTCGCGTGCTTCCTTTGAATCGCTGACGTGCTCTACCTTGTCGGTCTTGGGGTGCACTGCGAGGTACTCACTAGCTTCATCAAGTTCGGTGTTGATGTACTTCTCAGTAAACTCTTTGTATGTCTTTTTCATTGCTGTTTCCTCGTGTACTTTTGTTGTGTCGTCTTTGATTTGGGTCTCATCCTCACCTGTCCTAAAGACGATCTTATGTGCTTTAGTCTTCTTACCAGCTTTATTTAGCTTAAAGTCTGCAGTGTCAATCTTGTCGACAGCTTCTGACATTGAATCCTTGGCACCCATACTAAGGTCAACACCAACTCCGCTGCATCCAGGACATTCACCCTTACGCATAGTGCCGGCATATTCACAAGACTCATTATGGGTCATAGTCTTACGAGCTTCGAGAATAGTTTTTAAGACGGTCATCTTATAGTCCTTTTAGTGATGATGTGGTTTGCCAACCATGTCTCTTATGTACATCGATACGACCTGCGATAAAATCACAAAGGCCTTGTTCATTCGTAGCGGCCGCAAGGGCAAACACTTTATTAAGTGTTGATAACATCTCGTCGTTGGCTGACTGTAGTGCCAGTAACATGCCCTTCACATCATCTCCAACTACTGCTACGTCTGGTATAGTCTTAGATGCAACTAACTCAGTAAGACTAATTGGAGCGTAGGTACCTAACTTACGAAGTTGTTCGGCGATCGGATCAATTGAACCATATACGTCTTCATATATTCCACGAAAGAAGTCATGATACTGACTGAAGTGCACACCTTCTACGTTCCAATGAAATGAATGTGCATTATAATACATAGCGAAAGCATTAGCCACCGCTATCTTGAGTGCAATTTGAAGTTCTGTCATATTATGCTTTAGTGAATTTATGATGGACGAGTCGGTCGTTCTCGATTTTACGTACTCGTGGTACCATCTTCATAGCAATACGATTAATGACTTGTTTGCGCTGAGCAATGATTGCTTCAATTCGTTCTTTTTCACCTATAGACAATTGATTAAGAGGTTTCTTAGCGAGTCGCTGCTTCATCATATTAATAGCAAGTCGACGAGCACGTATATTAATAGTACCGGTGGAAGACCGTGTTTTTAATGCTACTCGAGTCTTACGCTCGCGCTTAGCCTCTGACCTAGAAAACCTGATTTTTGCACGAACACGCTCAGCGCGCGATAATACTTCCATGATGACTTCTTCCTTCATGTCGTGAAGTTGCTCGCCTGTTTCGTCATCAATGATATAGAGTTCATCGTCGTCGTATGCATCCATGAAGTCATCGTCGTGAACTCCCTTAACCATCTTATCAATTTCATCATCTGATAGTTCATCGTCGTCTTCAGTCATTGCAGGTCCAACATGCACCCCAAATGGTGCGTCCTCATAACCCTCAGTCATATGCTTGACCTTCATGCGGCGATGTGTAGTGCTATTAGAACCAAGAGAGTAACCAACTTTGCTAGTCTCATGTGAGTTCACTTCACCTTCTACATCATGATCAGACTCGGTATTCTTCTTATTATTTGGAAGCACAGCCTCGGCAGACACCTGCTTCTTGACGATGTTGGTGTCGTACTTGATGCCGGCGTCTGAAGCCATGCTAAGCATGTTGCCGATGATCTTCCAAGCTTCAGGCGTTAATCGCTTGTTCTTGACAGCGTGTAGAGCTTGGTTTATCATAGTCTCAGGACCGGACTTCTCATCGACGTCTACAACACCGAGTGAAGAAGCTACGATTCGAGCTACCTTTAACTTATCTGATGCTGCGAACTTCATCTCGGTTATCCTCTGTGTGATTGACTCACCCCAACCACGATCGGGTTGAATCTTATAACTGTTTAGTATACCTTCGAGTTCATGTCTATGCATATGCCAGTAGGCTTCATGATGAAGGAACTCGCCAGTCTTTATTAAGGAATCTCGTGCCTTTTCATGAGCAGCATCCCATTCGGCCTGCTCTTTAGGATTCAACACATTCGTTGCAGCCTTATCATTAAGACCCATATACATGTCCGTAGCTTTTAGTGCATTTAAGACTGCGACAGGGTCATTAGTACGATCAATAGTGGCCTGAAAGGCTTTAGCCGCATCTTCAGATCCATGAAAGTTCTTGGTTGTATAGCCCTTGTAGGAGATCTCTATAGGCGCTGGACCTGGTTGGATGTCTTCTGCAACAATGACGATGGGTTGCACCGAGTCAAGCCACTTCTTACTAACGTCGCCCGACTCATTCGTTACTGAGATGTAGTTGGCACCACGATCTACAACCTCAAAGACTGATGCGCCATCAGTAACCATGTCGCCAATAGCAAAGATCTTACCTGCAACATACTTCTCACGAATCTCTGAGGTCTCAAACTTAACATGTTCTTTAACGACCTCGATGCCCATGCCGACTCGAACTTCATTCATCAAGCGTTTGCCATCGAGTTCAGTCAAGGAGTTAGGAAGGCCTTTCTTAAAAGAGTTGAAGTCTCCACGCTTAGCGGCGTCTCGCATCTTAGTGCCTGACATGCCTGAGGCTGAGTCAGCATCTGGATCGCGCTCACCGGCGGAGACAACCTCGATAGTGTCGAAGTTAAAGACGTTACCGTTGTATTTGTCGAGGAGCTTCTTGTACTCTGGAACTCGATCAGAACCAGCAACCATCACCAGGTTCTTGTACTTACCAGACAACATCTTCGCCGCTTCCATGAAGGTACGGATTTCTGCACTAGCTGCTACGAAGTTGGTGTTTGGAAACATGCGCTTTAGGTAGTACACCTTGCGCGCTACTGGCAGAGGGTTGCCTTTCTTGTCCTCAGTCCTTGAGGCAAAGATGACGTGATCCGCGCCCTGTGCAGTCGCAATCTTCTTTACTGCGTTCACGAGTAGTTCGTGACCAGTTGTCGGAGGCTGAAAGCGACCGAACGCAAAGACGACTTTTTTAGACGGCAGTTCTTTGATGAACTGTCTAAGCTTTTTCATGTTTCTCCATCAACGATTATATTATACCATACTTATTTATACTTGTACAATCTCAATAAAAGATTGTACAGACCCTGGAGTCGATGGTATAATAGTTCTTCTGGTTACAATAGATCAATAAAACTAAGTAGTGGAACAACCCCGAAGGGGTAACAGAGTAGTTAACAATTCCACTTCCTAAGGGATAGTGCCTTACGTGTAGGCTCACCCTTTTCATCCTTCATGGCACCAGGCATGCCACCCATACGGGCACAGAAGGACTTGCGACGATTAGCAGCTTTACTTCCAGGCTTAAGCTTAGATGGAGGAGTTGTGACTGCAGTCTTCAGATTACCGCCAGTCTTGGCGTTATAGGCATCAACACCCTTCTGTGTTAATCCACCAGTTGAAGACTTATACCCCTTGGCGTCGATGGCATACTCTAGTAGTTCTTCATCAGAGACGTCTTCGAGTGTTTCCCATAGTTTATCTGAGTCGATGTTTTCAATAAGTGCTAGTTCTTCAATGACTTCTTCAATCATATCAAATTGTTCTTCTATCTCTTTATTTGTCTTCTTACCACGCAGCATCATGAAATCTTGACTGTCTAACTTACCGTTATGATTCTTATCAAGCTTTTTTTGGCCGCCTTTCAATTGTTCTTCTATATCCTTCTTTTTATTACGTAGTAGGATGAAGTCTTGGCTGTCTAACTTACCATTATGATTCTTATCAAGCTTTTTTTGGCCGCTCTTTAGTTCTGACTCACCAAGTTCTTCTTTAGACTGAAGGTAGTCTCTCACACAACTAATGTAGTCTTGAGCTAACGTAATCTTAGACTGTACCCACTCAGGCATATTATCTTGGTCTGACAACATGTCAATCATGTCTTTTGAGTTGCGTAAGATAGTCTGTAATTGAGTACGAGCCATCTGGCCTTCATAGTCATACTCGCCGCTATCAATAGACTTGGTTGCTTCAATGAGCTCATCAAACATATAGTTAACGTCTTCAGGAACGCAGTTAGGCACCATCTTATTGCCTTTTTTCTTCACACCCACCTGCTTGTAACCAACCCAGCATGCTTCTAGAATCTCTTCATCCATACTCTCACCATACATGGCTCTATATTTCAGCGTATGTTTACTTGTTTTTGTCTTTGCTGTAGCGTCACCTGGTGCCGGCTCATACGCTCTAGGATCGCTGTCGCTTAGTTTATCCATCTTTTTCCAATGGGTAACCCTTGCTTTCGCTGTAGAGTCATTGAGACCCTTGCTGTAAGCTTTATTACCTAACCTTGAATCTTTAGTCTCGGTTGAGTCTTCATGAAGATCTTTATCCGCGCCGCCGTACGTTCCCTTACCCTTGGTGATGTAGGAATTTACTCGAGCCATGGCCCACTGTTGAGGTGTAGTTCCTGGACGATGACCAGAGTTCCAGGCAGCAATGCCGCGACGATACACTGTTTGAAGTGTGCTTAATGATACTCCAGACTTCTCTGCTTTTTTAGTTAGTCCAGAATTTGTAGCCTCGCACATAAATTCTGAATAATCATCATGGCTTACGTCTTCATTGACGTGCTTGAAGTACTGAACTTGGCGCTCACGCTTCTCTGCACCTTCTCTAGTTGGATAGGTACCTAGGTTCTTGCCAGTCTTCTTTGAGACTAACCTAAATTGATCTTTTACTTTAACGATGTGTTCTTTAAACGTTAACATAGTACTTTCCATCCCTTCCAATATTTGTTTTTACAAGCAGCTAAGTATGGTATACTATTATTTACACACCAAGATTTTAAGTTAATTACATTATATTCATTACCATATGGATCTATAACTATAACTTCTTTAGTATTACATACATAGTCCACTCCGCGAATTCGCGGCGCAACAATTTGACGAACTATTCTACCTGGAACCCACCCATCTGGTATTTGTTCATTTAACCCAATAGCAATAAATTTATAGTCACCTGTTATTGGATCGTGATACATCTTTCTATTTGCTTTTTGCTTAGTTGCATGTGCTTTTGCAATAGACTCTGGGCTATGTGTTTTTTCTGAATACGGATTCGCACCATTACGTTTAAGCGTATTAGATATTTTTTTCTTTATATTTTCATTGTCTTTATTATCTGGAGGAATTTGACCACCTATAGCAATATTCCATCCTATTCTATTCTTTGGTCTTAGTTCTTTTTCTTTAGCCAAAGCTATAGTTTTATCTTCAAACTTTTCTACAATTACTATTTCTATGTCATTAATGTATTTTCTTATATTATTTCCAACAACAGTCTTTGCTGTCTTATGCTCTTCAAATCTTCTTAAAGCATTAACACTAATTCCTACGTAACCTTCAGTTAAAATATTAGAATGCTGTTTTAATTTTATCCAATAGATCGTGTGCATCATATTTGCTCCTAAAATTATATTTATAATATAATAACTTTAGAAACAAAATTATTAAGTAATTATTTTTGCCATCCATGCAAAATTTCGTTACTAAAATTAGCAGTACTGAATCCCATCCTGTCAACTATCTTCACCGCACCACCCGAGAGGTGATCAATGGCAACAAACCCTTCTACACCGGTGACCTTGAAACCGTCTTTAGTCTTAAGGAAAGTGGAGATATGCCCGGCATGATTCATCTTGTCAATGATCATGGCCTTAGCCTCAACCATCATGTTCATAAGATCAAAGATCGACACGATATTGTTCTGGTCATGGTGTACAAAGAAACTCAGGATCTTATTACGCAGTTGTTCTTGCTTAGACTTACCCGCTGGCGTAGACTTCTTATCCATCTCCTTTTGATACTTCGCGTGTATCCAGTGATATAGTTCGATGACGTGAGCCTTGGTGTCTGTCACCACTTCGTTGCGGCGTATCTTTGAGTTGTTAAACGTCTTGACTGCCATCAACAAGTCTTCATCGGCTGAGATCGCGTTCAGCGTAGAGGCACTCATTGCGTTAAACAGAGTACCGATCCTAGATAGTATGCCGTCGAGCTTCTTAGTCTCGTCTGCGGTGAACGTCGCGGTGCCGGAGTAGTCCCTATAGTTGGCATCATCCATCCATATTGACGATGATGGCGTGAATTTATCTACGATGGTCTTACCGAAGGACGCTGTCATGTCCTCAAAGGATGTGCCGGTATAGGTTGTATGCCAGACTACGCCGATCTTAGCGGCGCGAATGGTTCTACCAAGCTCTGTGTTGTAGGGTATGGCGTAGACGATCGTGTTGGGATGAAACGTGACGTACTTCTCACCGTCAATCGTCTCAGCCTTCTTATCATCAGTAAACATCAGGTCACCCTGATAGACGCCCTTGGTGATGCCGAGCTTAGAGAACTCACGCAGCGCGACCTTAAACTTATCTACTAAGTCACCTGATAGTGCGGCGTCGATGTCGGCGTTTGTCTTGTACACCGCAGGGTTCTTATTGAACACGCCCTTCTTGGCGACGAAGAACTTACCGTCGCGGGGATCGATGCCGGCGAATATAGCAGGAGCACCGTCCCACTTCACCGTAGCGGTGACCTTAGACTTAGCGTTACCGGCCAGCATATCACGTAGGTCTCTCAGGAAGTTGATCGCCTTTCGTGTACCCGTCACACCCTCATTAAAGATAAGATCTTCCACATGCTCCATGTGAGTGTTCTTTTCCTCCTTAAGGAAGTCCTTGAGGTTCAACATGGTGTGTGTTCCTTATCACAGACGTATGCCGTAACTGCTACGTTGCCGTGTACGTGACTCGCTGTTCGAATCATGTCCATCAACGGGTCTACTGCT